TTTAGTTAAACGCTGTTTTAATTTACCTTTTAATATTCGTCTTTCTTGTGTTTTATTTAAAAATACACCTTCTAATTTATCTTTTTCAGTTTTAATAGGTTTACCTCCTCTAGGAGAATTTATTGGATCTTTCTTCATGGTACGCCTAAATCCTTCAGTCGGTTTGATGAAATGATATTCATCTAAAAATTCTACCATATCTTCTTGGATAGCACTACCTTGATACTGGAATTTAGTCGCTTCATCCATACCTTTCAATGTCTTTTCTTCATCAATGATAAGTTGTAATTTATCTTTTAGAATCTTTTCTCTCCAACTAGTAACTTGTTGTTTTATTACGTCACGAGGTTGAGTTAAATCTATATATGGTTTGCCTGTTCTAGGATTTATATTAGTACCTAATTTATAACTTAAAGTTTTATATTTTCCCATCACTTTAAGATTATCAGAAGCATATAGAATATCATGGTAATCACCTAATTCTCCTATTACTGTTCCGTCTACACGTTTAACAAGTAAATTACCAGGAGATTGTTTAACTGTTATAGACATACCTTGT